TTAATCCAGACAGTTAGATTTTGCATTTTTGAACGTATACCTGTTTTGATGTAATGCTATGATCTCTTTAATATCATTTGCTGAGTAGCCATCAAGTTCAATTTCTGATATCTCACCTTCGATCAGCACGATTTTGGCTGTCTGATTACTGGATACCGTAGTAGATTTTGACTTGAGTGTCTTACGTCCTTTAATCAACCATGACCCGCCACCATCTTTGACCCAGTCAACAAGAGTCTCAGCCCAATGAGAACCTTTGAGTTTCAAATTGCCATCTTTGTTTTCAAAAATAGTGGTCACAGTATTTGCATTGGTATCTTTTTCAAGCTTCCGTAAATCATTGGTTAACGCTTGCTTACTGCTTCCGAAGATATTCGGAGTAATCAGCGTAAAGCTGACTTTGTCGATAAATTGAAGCCTATGGTATTCTGACCAAAAATCTTCCATTTCAAGACAAGGCTCTATAAATATTCTAAGTCCTAACTGAGCCAAATAGTCGTTATTGGCTAGATCTTCAAACGCTTTAGCAACTTGTTGCGCATCCTTGAAAACAGCGGTTTTCCTCTCAACCAGTAACACCTGCTCTACTTTGTCCCAAATCCATACGATAGGTGGATAGTTGTCTACATCGTACTCTCGAAAGTCTTTATCATGTCCTTTAATCTTTTGCAGCTTTGATATGACTCCAGCCATAACACCATCAGTAGGTTTTATGCTCAATTTCAGGGTGTAACTAGTTTTCTTATGAACGGAAGGTGTTGATGACGTCATGTGTAAATTTTTTGCAGCGATAACCATAGCATTTTCAAAATGAGAGATATCTTTCTGAACAGTTCCTTTCGAAAAGAGGTCTGGATCGCGCGGTCTCATTAACACACGTAAGGCATACAACTGCATAAGAAAACTCCTGTAAACTATTTGGTTTCATTATTCCATAAAACCAAGCACTTTCAAGAGCTTAATTTTCTTTCAATTCTGTATGCATATACAGTATCATTCAATTTTGTAAAATTCAAACCTTGATTTTTGCCCATTCCTTACCACGATCATCATGGTATTTAGCTGTCTGGTTAGGCGATTTATGTCCCAGAAGTTTTTGGGTGTCGACGCCCTGAGCTTCGTAAAGTCGCTCAGATAAAGATCTTTGTTCATGGAATGTGGCGGGCGAACCTTCACCCCAGTCAATGCCTGCTAAATCCCTCGCTTTACTGAAATTCATCGTCAATGTATTGGCTTTTACTTGCGCGCCACGTTCAGCCTGTGAAGTAGTACGAAAAAAATGTACAAGGTATGGGCTGACTGCATAGTCACGGCAGCGGGCTACTACATCGCGTAAACTCCAGTTAATTGCATTGAGGCGAAGGGAAAGCGGGATGGCGATTTTGCTCCCGGTTTTTTCTTGGATGACGTGAAGATGATCATCCCAAATATCGCTAAATTTCATACGTGAGATATCACCTAACCGTTGGCCGGTAACCAGTGCTAACAGCATGGCATTCCCCATATAACGATGGCGGGCATCTGCGATATCAAAGATTTTTTGCCATTCTTCAAGACTTAACCGTTGTCGGGTAATTTTTCTTCTGGGTTGTTTGGTTGCCAGTGCTGGATTATAGCCCGGAGGGACTTCCCCATAGTGTTGTGCCTCCTTGAATACATCAATTAGAACGGAGCGGACTACTTGCGCCACCGGAGTGGTTCGCTGAAGAAGATCTCCCTCTCGCCACGATCATGTGGCAACTGACAACCAAAGAACTCTGCGGTCAGGGCCTGCTGTGCGTGACTGACCTCGCGGTGCTTGAGCGGTGGTGCGTGGCCTATGAGTTCTGGCGACGTGCCGTGAAAAATATTGCCAGACAGGGCAACACCATCACCGGTGCAATGGGCGGCATGGTCAAAAATCCGGAGCTGACCGCCAAAAAAGAACAGGAGTCCGAGATGAGCAGTACGGGGGCAATGCTCGGACTCGACCCCAGCAGCCGCCAGCGTCTGATTGGCCTGGCGGGGCAGAAGAAAGCCACTAACCCGTTTCTGAAAATTATCGAATCATGAGCCGGAAATCTTACCCCAACGTAAATGCTGCAAATCAGTATGCCCGTGATGTCGTGCGCGGAAAGATTGTGGCCTGCCAGTTTGTGATTCAGGCCTGCCAGCGCCATCTTGATGACCTGATGGCGGAAAAAAGTAAGTCGTTTCGTTACCGCTTCGACAAGGACCTGGCTGAACGGGCCGCCAAATTTATTCAGCTGTTGCCGCACACCAAGGGTGAGTGGGCATTCAAGAGGATGCCTATCACGCTGGAGCCGTGGCAGCTCTTTGTGATCTGCTGCGCGTTTGGCTGGGTCAATAAAGGCTCCCGGCTGCGCCGCTTCCGTGAGGTGTATACCGAAATCCCCCGTAAGAACGGCAAATCGGCAATTTCTGCCGGTGTCGCCCTGTATTGTTTTGCCTGTGATAACGAGTTCGGCGCGGAAGTGTATTCCGGTGCCACGACGGAGAAACAGGCATGGGAAGTCTTTCGTCCGGCAAGACTGATGTGTAAACGCACACCCATGCTGACGGAAGCGTTCGGGATTGAGGTTAACGCCTCAAACATGAACCGTCCGGAGGATGGTGCGCGTTTTGAACCGCTGATCGGTAACCCCGGTGATGGTTCATCACCCCACTGTGCGGTGGTGGATGAATATCACGAGCACGCCACCGATGCGCTTTACACCACGATGCTTACCGGGATGGGGGCGCGACGTCAGCCACTGATGTGGGCTATCACTACCGCCGGGTACAACATTGAGGGGCCGTGCTACGACAAACGGCGGGAAGTCATCGAGATGCTCAACGGCTCGGTGCCTAACGATGAACTGTTCGGGATTATCTATACCGTTGATGAAGGTGACGACTGGACCGACCCGCAGGTGCTGGAAAAAGCTAACCCGAATATTGGCGTGTCGGTTTATCGCGAATTTTTGTTAAGTCAGCAGCAGCGTGCGAAAAATAACGCCCGTCTGGCAAACGTCTTTAAAACAAAACACCTCAATATCTGGGTGTCGGCGCGTTCGGCGTATTTCAACCTGGTGAGCTGGCAGAGCTGCGAGGATAAATCACTGACCCTTGAGCAGTTCGAGGGGCAGCCGTGCATTCTGGCCTTTGACCTGGCGCGTAAGCTGGATATGAACAGCATGGCGCGACTTTATACCCGCGAGATTGACGGTAAAACGCATTACTACAGTGTGGCCCCGCGTTTCTGGGTACCGTATGACACGGTGTACAGCGTCGAGAAAAATGAAGATCGACGGACAGCCGAACGCTTTCAGAAATGGGTGGAAATGGGCGTTCTGACCGTTACCGATGGTGCGGAGGTGGATTATCGCTACATCCTCGAGGAGGCCAAAGCGGCGAACAAAATCAGCCCGGTCAGTGAGTCACCCATTGACCCCTTCGGGGCGACCGGGTTGTCACATGACCTTGCTGATGAAGACCTGAACCCCATCACTATCATTCAGAACTACACCAACATGTCCGACCCGATGAAAGAGCTGGAAGCGGCAATTGAATCGGGGCGCTTTCATCATGATGGCAATCCCATCATGACCTGGTGTATCGGCAACGTGGTCGGCAAAACCATTCCGGGTAACGATGATGTGGTGAAGCCCGTCAAAGAGCAGGCGGAAAACAAAATCGATGGTGCAGTTGCGCTGATTATGGCGGTTGGCAGAGCCATGCTGTACGAGAAAGAAGACACGCTGTCTGACCACATTGAGTCCTATGGGATCCGCTCGCTTTAACTGAGGTAATTATGATCATGCTGATTCTCGCGCCTCTGGTGGGCGTGCTGGGGGCGCTTTTGCTGGCGTATGGTGCCTGGCTGATTTATCCCCCGGCGGGGTTTGTTGTTGCCGGGGCGTTGTGCCTGTTCTGGTCGTGGCTGGTGGCGCGATATCTCGACCGTACACAGTCGTCAGTCGGCGGAGGTAAATAGTGTTCTTTTCGGGATTATTTCAACGAAAAAGTGACGCACCGGTGACCACGCCAGCAGAGCTGGCGGACGCTATCGGGCTGTCCTACGACACCTATACCGGAAAGCAGATCAGCAGTCAGCGGGCCATGCGACTGACGGCGGTTTTTTCCTGCGTCAGGGTGCTGGCAGAGTCGGTCGGGATGTTGCCCTGCAACCTGTATCACCTGAACGGCAACCTGAAACAGAGAGCCACCGGCGAACGTCTGCATAAGCTGATTTCCACGCATCCCAATGGCTATATGACGCCGCAGGAGTTTTGGGAGCTGGTGGTCACCTGTCTGTGCCTGCGGGGAAACTTTTACGCCTACAAAGTGAAAGCATTTGGCGAAGTGGCTGAACTGCTGCCCGTCGATCCCGGCTGTGTGGTAACCGAATTTGCCGAACAGGAAGAAATTGCCTTTACCACCGGCGATGGTACCAAGAAGCCGAAAGGGTTCCTGGCGTATGAATCCACTGATGAAACCGATAAGGTCCGGGCGTTCGGCAAACTTCAGCATATTGTATCCGGCGAAGCGACGGCGGTGACCGCAGACGCCATTATCAAACTGATTTACACGCTGCGTAAGGCACACCGCACTGGCGCGAAGTTCATGATGAACAACAACAGCCTGTTTGCCATCCGTCTGCTTAAAGACAGCGAGGGTAACTATCTGTGGCGTCCGGGGCTGGAACTGGGGCAGCCGTCCTCTCTGGCGGGTTACGGTATCGCTGAAAACGAACAGATGCCGGATATCGCCGCTGATGCGAAAGCCATTGCATTTGGTAACTTCAAACGGGGTTACACCATCGTTGACCGTATCGGCACCCGCATTCTGCGTGACCCGTACACCAATAAACCGTTTGTCGGTTTTTATACCACCAAGCGCACCGGCGGGATGCTGGTCGATTCGCAGGCCATCAAACTGCTGAAGATTGCAGCGGCGTAATCACTCAGGGGCGCGGAACCGCGCCCCCTGTTCTGACGGGTGAAGAATCATGATCCTGAAACAAGATCTGAAATGGTCACCGGACGGTAAACCTTTGCCAGTTCCGGGTATTCTTCAGCAGAAAAAGCCGCACCATTGCATTTTAGCCAGCCTGTTGGCGGAGTGGCGGAAGGCCACGGGACAGGCACACCAACGGGTAATGCCGAACCTTCTCCCAAACCAACGTTTATGAAAATGCAGAAATAACGAGCAAATGGCATCATTCCTGCTTTTGTCAGAGGGATCCACTATGCTTATTGGCTATGTACGCGTATCAATAAATGACCAGAACACAGATCTACAACGTAATGCGTTGAACTGTGCAGGATGCGAGCTGATTTTTGAAGACAAGATAAGCGGTACAAAGTCCGAGAGCCTAGGGCTGACAGTGCTGTTCTTGATGCAAATTAAAGGATTTAATAGTGAGTTGCGGCCTTACTAATGTAAGGCCGCTATAATCATTTTATTAATTGCATTAATCGTATTTTGGCCATACTTTCAATGCAATTTCCCCCAACTTTTTACCTCGCTCCAGTATTTCACTCTCATCCCATTTATCCTTAAGTATAAGTGGTATGTTCAGTCGTAGATTGGTGTGGACGATGAGAGCATCACGTTTTTTCAGAAATACAGCATTCTGAACGGAACGGTTTACGCTAAGGTTAAGCAAAGTTAGATTTCCCAACGTAGCTATCGTTTGTTGCCGTTTCCTTACCAGTAGCTGTTCAGGGGTAAGATCGGTTCCAGACAGAACAATTTGGTTCATTACCGTAGCATCTGAATTTGTCACCATATGACCATTTTCGAGAGGCCAACAGGAATACCAACTTTGAGGCATAAGATGATCGATATCGAGATTAGAAAGATTTGGAACATCAGGCTTTTCTGTCTTCACTTGGCGACAAAGTTCTCTTTCAAGTTCCGTTAACATTGAGCGCATTTTCGGTGCGTCGAGCCTGCCAGGATAAAGTGGAGCATTGATGCAAGCGTTGAGAAATTCTGAGTCCCCAGGCCAACGTGAGGCTTCGCCATTTAAGCTATTGAGGATATTACGTAACTCAATACTGGAAATTTCCGTTTTAGACAAGTGTCGCAATACATTCATAAATACATTGTTGTAATTCTTTGGCGTCAGGCCACATACGGATCTTCGTACTACGTAGGAGACAAGATCATTATACATGGCTGCTTTCTCATCATCGGCGATGTTAGCTATCGAAATGAACAAAGCAAGCGGATAGAGTGTCGTCACATCATAGGCTGCGATGCGATGTCCAAAGTGTGAGATGGGGGTTGTGCCAAAACCACCAACCAATTCTTTATATTGTGATGCATATTGTTTGAGGCGCTTTACTTGCAGATCTGCTCGTTGTGAAGGCAAGTCCTTACTTACATAATCACGATACTCATTGTAAAGGCGAGACAGATCAATTTCACGCTGCCTTTCTGATTGCAATGTCGCATGTACAAGCCACTCCATGCGTGGTTTATTAATACGTCCACGGCGTTGCTTTTCCGACCAGTATTTATCTTCAAAGATCTTCCACTCATTTTCATATAATTCAATAGTATTAATATTTTCATGCTCAGCGCACATAAAGATATAGTTGCGAATAAGATCCGTTGCATGAAGTTCCGCTCCTCGCCCATTTAATGTTTCAAAAATTATTTGGGCATCATCTTCAGCTTCGAGAAATATGCTTACCAGTTTCAGATCCGTCAAGACAGCCTCAATTAGTGCTACAGCATTTTCTTGTGGTGAGCGGTTTTCTATTTTAATCCATTTTATAAAGGCTTCAGTAAAAAACCATAATGCCTCTAGTGACGGCGGGTGGTTGAAATGTTTACGTAACGTACCATGTTGCGTGAAGCTATCAGAAAATACATTACGGAGATCGTCAATATTATCAACATTAAGACTTTGAATAAAATGAGTTTGATCTCGAAAAGTTGGCCACAGTTTGAAGCATTCTACCTTTTTATTTCTCATCGTTGCTTCGTTTGTATTTTTCAAGCAAGTCAATACTAACCCTTCCAGTTCAGAAAGGCCTGTAGCACGCAATGATAATCGAATGGATGCCAGAATATATTGAAGAGTGGTTAAACGTTGCTGGCCGTCAATAATATGTATGGTATCTACACCTAACAAGCTGTTTTTGAGTTGAGGTTCCAGCACCACCGCGCCGAGGAAATGAGGGGTTGGTTTTGTTCCCGAAAGTCGGCTCTGTGCTTTTTCGAAGATATCCTCCAGCAAAGCTGACCATTGGTTTCGTTGCGTCCATACGTAGGCACGTTGATAGAATGGAACACGATATTGTCGTTGATTTTGGAAAATTTGCTGGATGGTTAGCGTTTCGGATTTCATTGTTTACCTATAAATAACATTAAGTGACATTCTACAAGAGTAAGAAATTCATCTGAGTCAGAACAATCATTTTTATGTAGTTATGATACAGTGTATTTGTTACTGGTGAAGTAAAAATAAGAAACCCCGCTTTTGAATGCTGACGCGCTACGGTTTCATTGGATATTTTTTGTCTCTCCTCCATCCCGTTGGTGTTCTGTTTAGACTGATAACTTGCTGTTTTAATTGATATTAGTTTCTTGCGCCGCCCAATCATGGTTGGTGGGTTGGTGGGTTGGTGGGTTGGTGGGAGTTAAATCCACATTGGTATGAATAACATAGAATATGAATTAGTGTTTCAGAATTGCTTCAGCCATCACTTTTTAATACGTTCAATTTGAATGTTTATTTCCGAAACAATTTTTTCAGGTTTCAGTCCCTCGTTAGATTGCACAAAATCTCTAATTTGCATCATTCGATGTGCACAAATTTGTAATTCGCTATAAACACTTAGCTCGTCAGATTCATTTTGAGATTGTTCACCTGTTTAAAATTCTACATAAGTATGTGGCGGATTGTGATAAACACGAGAAATCGGGGTTGGCCACCATTCCTCACCGGTCACTACGTCCGCATCGAATAGTACAGTTTTGTCAATTTCCATTAATTTCTGGATAAGAACAGAAGTTTTCAAGCGAACCTCCATTTTGCCATAAAGTGGTTATCAAAACGCTACGTAAACTATACAAAATCAGCGAGTTATGGTGAAGGTAAAAAAACAAGTTTAGATGTTCGTTAAGTATAAAATTGTTTTAATTCAATTGGATATAATAATTTTCTAAATCTAATGTTACGCCATATGGGCTGGACTGAAGCCGCAGACCTGATTGTTAAAGGTATGGAAGGCGCAATCAATGCGAAGACCGTAACCTATGACTTCGAGCGTTTGATGGAAGGCGCTAAACTGCTGAAATGTTCAGAATTTGGTGATGCGATCATCAAGAACATGTAATCACTACATGTGTTTAATATTGCAACGGGCGTATAACACGCCCGTTGTTTTATTTATGTAGGTATTATTAATAGCATATCGAGCATATTTATATAAAACCCTTTACTTGAGCCCATATGGGCATATTTTTATAATGCAACTATTATGCAAACATTTATTTGTTATTTTGCTTTCTCCTGGAGGACACTCTTGACTGCTTTTGAGTAGACTCCATAAATCCTTGTTGAATGGTGCGATGTTATAAATAGTAATAGGATATTCTTTATCTTTAAGGATAATTCCAGATTTAACCGGTGTAAATATACTGCCAGGAGGGAGAAATATAGTAGATTGATACCAGATGATCATTTTCATATTACCCCATATGGCTGAAAAAGATATGCCGCATGAAGGTTGAATTATCGTGTCAATTACTATCCACTTCATTTGTTATGTCTTATCCCACGGTATTTAATATAGTTCATTTGGATGTTCATTTCTTTATTTTGCATATGAGTATATTACCCCTTCAAAAAATAAATTAATTAAAACGATTGCTTATATAAAACAAAATTTAAAGCAAGGAATCTCAATGGATGTTAAACAAAATGAGATTTAGTGAAAACAATAAATTATTCACTTCGTTTTAGATTTGTTTAGCTATAATGTTATACATTCAAATGACTGAACATCCTGTAATTAAAGCATAGCCTTTATGCTACTTTGTGCCAATTTGCTAAACATTATGGTTGCCTTTTTATATAACGATAATAATGAATATAAGCATGACATGAGAATAAGGTTTCAATTTTTGAGTTATATAGGAAAGGTTTAACCTGTTCCTGGCTAAAATACATATAACTGGATGATGACTAAACCAAAACACATGTGCGTTAAGTATTGAAACGGGCGTATGGCACACCCGTTGTTTTTATAAATATATTAACCGTTATAAAATAACGTATAGAAAGTCAAGTGATCACATTTCAAATATCAATTTGATAGTATTGGCATGGTGATTATTTATGGGTAGCAATAAAAGGACAGTATTTATCATCCATAGGGATAGTCTCTGTACTTTTATTCCCATTATGCTAATGCCTTACTGAATTATGAAGCATTTCTTAAGCATCCAACTTTAGCTAGATTAATGGTTTATTATTTTCTACATCTTCAATATATAAAAGCGTATTATCAATGGCGTAGTAACTGCGTTTGTTATGATTAACATCAGTAACCCAACGGAAAACGCCCGCGCCTGCTAGTGTTGAACAGTATTCCCGAAATGTAGATTTTCCGCAAATATGAAGCAATGCGGCCTCTTTTATTTTAGCAGGGTTCTTGGTCGTACTAACTTTTAACAGGTTCCTGGTTCCTCTTAATAACAAAACCGTGTCATCGTGAGTAATAATTCTGATGTTATCCGTAGCCAGATAATAAATGTAATGTGCAATACGGTGATGTTTTAATTCTGAATAAAACCAGGAGAAGTTTTGCTCTTTTCTCACTTGCTCAAACATCTTTTGAAAAACAACGACCTGATCCAT